GAACGGAGCGACCAGCGGGCGCGTCTGAACCATCATCTGCATCTCGGAGGGGTAGTCCACGGACCACGACTTCGAGTACAGCTCGGTGTTGATGGCGCGACCGGGGGCCTCCTTCATGTCGTACACCGGGGCGTAGAACTGACGGATGTCAGCACCCTGCCCGACGTGCATGAAATAGATCGAGTTGGCGTCCACGAGCGGGACCGAAGAGCCACCGAAAAGGGTGACCGAGCGGTTGTACTCCCAGAAGTCGATGCCGTTGATCCGACCAATCGGGGTCACCGCGCCCTGCTGGGCGTAGGGAGCCGTCACGTCGATGTACGAGGTCTGACGGAACTCGTCCAGGTTGCGGTTGTCGAGCCGCGCGTTGAACTTCTGCGGCAGGTCCTTGCGGATCGCAGCAGCAGCTTCAGGACTACAGATCGCCGTGTTGACGCTCAAGTACTCCTTATCAGCGACAAGCTGCTTGATCGTCTGGATGTCCTCGATGGGCTCGGCGGTCGTCTCGTCCCACTGAGCACCACCCGTCAGCGTGACCGTGAGGTCCGCGCTGCGACCGAAGTCGTAGCTGAAGGCGTCGTAGTTGGAGTCCGAGTACGTCACCGTGCCGTCAGACAGCATCCGGCTGACCCACCACTCAAGGGTGTTCTCGATGCGACGAACCATGTCACGCTGGTAGCGGTCCACGCGAGCGGCAAGGCCGTTCGACTGAGTCGTGGCGGCGCTACCGTTGACGAAGATCTGGTCACCGATCGAACGGTCCTGCGCGATGTCGCCCGAGTGGATCGACTTCCGCATGGCGATGTTCGGGATGTCCATCGCAGTCATCGAGCGCGTGCGATCACCAACGAAGACCGCAGCGGCCTCAGTCGGGATGAACGGAGCGCCTTCGCGCCCGAGCTGCTCACGACCGAACTCGATGCTGTCCGTACCGGGGAAGACCGGAGAGACAGGGTCAACGAGAAGGCCCTTGAGAAGGCCCGCAGGCTCTTCGATGTTGAGGACGTTGGCGGTGAGGTATGCCGTCTTGAGCACGTCAATGCTCCGCATACCCTGCATGTCAAAAGAGGGCATCAGGCAGCTCCTTCAAGGTTGAGGATGAAGAACCCCTTCGCTCGCATGCCCGTCTTGAGGGCAGCGTCGAGGTTGGACTGGCTTTCACCAGCAGGGAGGACGACTTGGTCGGCGGGCACTTTGCCCCCGAGGATGACGACGCCGATGGTTTCACCAGCGGCGAGAGTCTTGACGAGTCCGGTCTCGTGGAGACTGAGCCCAGTCTGGCCCCCAGCAAAGGCGTCAACGGACTGCCCGTTAGTCCACACGCGCCAACCAGGGGTGCCAGTGGCGTCGTAGACCAGGGGCGTCAGGAACGGGATCAGGTCGCCCTGGTTCGTGGAGCCCCCGGTCAGCGTGGAGTCGTCGATGCGCGTGTCCACGACCACGGTGCCCTTGTCGAAGGTTCCGCCGCCCGTCGTGACGAGCGCCGCGAAGACGCCCTGCTGCTGGTGAGTGATCTCAAGATCCTTGGCCGCGTAAAGCGTCCGGGTCTTGATCATGTTGCGTTCTTGAAGAGCCATGTTCTTCTACCTCAGCGGCGGGACCGCTTAAGAGCCTTCTCGTTCGCAGCTTCGTGACGGGGGGCAAGCTCCTTCAGGAGCGAGTTGAGTTCCGACTCGAAACCGACCTCTTCCGGTTGCTCGACAGTGCGCTCGCGAAGAGATTTGCGAGCGGAGCCCTTGGTGCCGTCTTGGCCGTGATCAGCCTTCAGCTTCTCCAGCTGCTCGATGTACGAATCGAGTTCGTCGAGGTCGAGGGAGGCGATGTCGCCGTCCTCAATCTCAAACTGCTTCTGAAGGCCACGGACAGCGGCATCGAAGCGGTGCTTGCGAAGGGCCTTGGCGTCGGACAGGTCGAGCTTCTTCTCGACCGCCTTTTCCACAGGCGCTTCCTCCTTGGTGAGCCCTTCCGCAAGTCGCTCAACGACCTCGGAAAGACCTTTGATGGCGTCCAGGACGCCGTCTTCGGGGGTGGTATCGGTCATCTGAGTTTCCTCAGGGGCCTCCTTAGGCTCCGGGGTTGTCGTCGCTGACTTCAAGAGAGCCAGCTCAGAATCGGACGGCTCCTCCAAGGAGTAACCATCCGGGGGAGAGGTCAAACTCAGTTCAGCAAGATTGCCTTCCCGAGCCTGCTTTCGAAGCTCTTCGTCGAAGAGCTGTACGGTCATGGCCCACGACCCGTCGTGCGGGATTTCGCGGCCCAAGTGGTCTGTAGAGGGGAAGCGGTCGTCCTGGCCGTTCATGATGAACGACTCAACAACCGCCGCCTTGGCCTTGTCGAGGCTGTCCTCCTGGTGCATCAGGTCCAAAGACATACCCGAGCTTCCAAAGCTGTGGCACGCCTTCTTGATGCTGTCGCGGTCCATGTAGTGCCCGTGGGCGTCCACAACCATCGGGGCATAGACAATCCCGTAGAGCAGCCCCTCTTCAGGAGCAGACTTCATGATCGGAACCAGATTCAGTTCCTCTTCGCCTTCCTTACTTTTGAACAGGCCGGGCGTGAGGTTTGCCCCTTCGTCAACTAGAGCCACGCGAGTGACTTTGCTGACGACGATCTTCTTCGGTTTGACTGCCATGAGTAGACTGACTACGAGTAGGCTAACCAAAGATCAAGTGGCCTACTTACATTATGGAAGATCGCACATCTAGCAATAACCCTTTCGAAGACGGCACTGCCGCTTTTGGAGGTAGCTCAACTCCTTGGGTAGCTGGCGACTTGGTCTCTAGCAAAGAGCCTCTTCGCAAGACTCTCTACAAGGTTCGCGACCTTCCGGGGCAAGAAGCCAGCGGGCGCAAGACCCAAGAGTCTGGCAAGGTTCTGCATCCGTTCAACATGGAGCTTGCTGACTCCATGATCGAGGTCAGTCCGTACCACGGGTCGTGTCAAGCGACTCTGGTCAGCGCGACTGTCGGGTGCGGGCTGGGCGTCATCGACGAGGAAGCTACGGCGCAAGCCAAGGCCGGACTGGCCCAGAGCAGCACCGCCGACGCGGCAGGCAAGCTGCCCGTCATTGACCACGAGCGCACCGAGGAGCTGTACGACACGCTCGACTCGATGTGCGAGCACGACTTCGACCACCTGATGGCCCAGGTTGCGGGCAACTACTGGGGCGTGGGCAACGCCTACATGGAGTGTGGACGAGACTCTGACGATCAAGTGTCCTCGCTGTACTGGTTGCCTGCCCCGGACGTGTACCGCACGCACTACCTGGACAAGCGCCGGGACCGATTCTACTTCACGCTCTTCAACGGCTACAACGATGGTGAAGTGCTCTTTGCCCGCTGGCGCAAGATGCAGGAACTGCGAGCTGCCGACGAAGTCAGCCTTGAGCGCCAAGAGATCCTGAACGAGGTCGTGGACTTCACTCGACCCACCACGCGCTGGGAAGGCTACGGAGCGCCCCACTGGCTTGCTGCCGTGCCGTACATGGACGTGGACGTGCGTGCTCTTCAGCGCGTCAGTGACTACATGTTTAACGGGGGCATGCCGCAGAACATGCTGTTCCTGGGCGGCATGCCGATCAACGGAGAGCAGCTGCTGAAGATGCGCGAGGTGATGTCCGGCGCATCTGGCTCGCGCCAAGGTCAGAGTGCGTTGTTCACCATGCCCAGCTCTTCCAAGGACCGTGCTTGGGTCGAGCACATCAAGGTGGGCGACTCCGTTGAGGGCACGGGCTTCCAGGATATGCACGGCACGATCAACCTTTCGGTTGCTTCAGCCAATCAAGTCCCCCCTGTTCTGGCAGGCATCACGACCCCTGGCAAGATGGGGGCGGCGAACGAGATGGCTCAGGCCATCATGACGATGCAGAGCAACGTCATCTCGCCTGTTCAGAACTACCTTGCCAAGCGGCTGAACCGCACGCTGTTCTCCACCATCGGCGGGATTCGTGGCTTTGCTGGAACCAAGGTCCGCTTCAAGACGTGGCACGAAGCGATGGACATGGCGGCTCTCAACACTGTGGCGCGTCAGCGCGAACAAGTGGCGGCTGCTCCCGACAGGGATCCCGACGAGGGCCTGAGGCGGTAGATGCCGCGCAAGTTTGTAGATCGTCTGGAACCGGGCCTTCGGCAGGCCACGGACCAGATAGCGGACTTGTACGTCGCGAACCTCGCTGCTGAAGCGGGCATCTACTCGACCACCCTGGCAGAGAGCTTCTTCAGGACACCTCTTCAGCCAACTCCAAAGGGCTTCTCGTTCCGAGTCGAAACGCCGTTCTTCTGGGCGAACATCATCGACCGAGGCCGAAAGGCGGTCACGATTGCACCTCCCCGCAAGCTGGCGTTCTTTGCGAACCCACTGGAGGACGACCCAAGGCTTCGCGGAGGGTATCACCGTACCTACGAAGAAGCCTCAAACTCCAGGCTGGATATGCCGCCGGAGGAGTTCAAGCGAGCGATTAAAGAAGGCAGGCTGATCCTGACCAACTACGCCGCTCCTCTGACCCCGACCAACTTTGTGATCAAGGCCAAGGGCAGGTTCAAACGAGACGCTGCGGAGATCCTGGGCCGAACAGCCAGGACCACCGCCCGCAGCTATCTCAAAGAGATCACGAAGGACATCCGCATCAACATCACCCTCTAATGAAGCTCGAAGCAGTAGAGAGGCGAGTGCTGGAGAAGTTCTGGCGGCTTGCGGAGGTCGGCTGTTGTCTTGTGTCCGAAGACGGCAAGTTCATGGCCGTCAACCAGAAGCTGTGTGAGCTGCTGGAGTACTCGCAGGTCGAGCTTGAGGCTCTGACCTACCAAGATATCACGCACCCTTCAGACGTGATGGCGACCGTGGCCATGAAGGATCAAGTGGCGCGAGGGGAGCTGAGTCACTTCCGCATGACGAAGACCTACCTCAAGAAGAGCGGCTACCCGGTTCAGATCGACTTGGTCGTGTGGCCCATCAAAAAGGAGGACGGCAGCTTTGAGTTCTTTTTGAACCAGATCGTCCCGAAGGTGAACGTCCACTCAGGCAAGCGACGGGCTACGGACTGCCAAGACGTTCGTGTGGACAGCTCGATCGTGATCACGAGCTTCTTGCGAGACAACAAGAAGCTGCTGGGGGCGCTGACTGCCTTGCTGGGGGCCGTGGCAGCTGCTCTAAGCGCCCTGGCGCACAAGCTGATGGCTGGGGTCTAGACGCCCTGCCGAGGGCGTCCACGGGCGTGCCAAAGCGCCATGCCGACAGTGTCGATTGCGTCGTGGTACTGCCGCTTCGTGATTCGCTTGTGACCTACCAGCACGGAGTCGAAGTGCTCTTTGCTCAGGTCGGCGTCAGGCAGGTAGTACTGGATCAGCCGCTCGCGGCGGATGTCTTTCTTGGTAGTGGACCAACCACCCTGGCCTGTGGGTGCCCACTGGATTTCCCTGCCCAGCGCTGCCGCGAGAGCCCCGGTGACCATAGCTAGGTCTCGGATGTCCTCCTTGCGGACGTTCCGTGCTTTGAAGTGCTGAGTCTCGACCAGCACAACCTCGAAGCGGTCGTAGGGCTCCTGGGGAAATAAGGAGGCAATGTCACAGCTGGTCAGCATCTTGACTGTGTCTGTGACTGCGTCCAGCCCCTTTCTCAGAGGCTTCTTGCGTTCTAGAAGCCCTACCTGCTCGACTCCCTGGAGCGCACCGTCGTCGGACCACGACGTGGATGTCCACACAAAGTGGTGCAGCCCTGGGTCAAACGCGACTATCCGCACGGCTCAATCGTAGCCCCTACGCGGCCTTGACTGCTTGCGGGACTGGTAGTCCGAATTGAACGCCTCGCGGCGAGAATCCATGATGTGCAGCGCCTGGACTTCCAGGTGAGCAACATAAGCCGGGTAGTTGTCACACCAGTCTTCGTCTACTGCCTCCACGCCCGTCATGAGCTTGATGGCCCTATCGACCATGTCTCGCCACGGGTCCAGCAGGTTGGCGTGCTTGAGGTCATGAAACATCTTGACCTCGTCGGGACCCCACTCAAGGAGAGTCTCTTCGTCTTCGTTACTCATTAGAGAATTGGTTTGTCGGCAGGAACCAAGCGCCCCTGCTCGTCGAATGTCTCAGGGGCGAACTTGTCCCAGCGGTACATCGCCGCCGATTCTACGGTCATCGGAATGCCTGTGAACCTTATTTACGCCTTCGCACATAAGGCGCTCGATCTCGTGCCGCATGGATTCCGTGCGGTCGAAGTCTTCGTGCTCGGGCAACTGGTACAGAAGTTCGTCGTGCAGGAAGTCCACGAACACCGCGCCGTAGGCGGCGCTGCCCTGCGAAACGTCCCGACTGGCCCGAACACAGTCGAAGACTGCGTGGCCAACGCCCTCAGCAGACGGGGGCTGGAGCAGCAAACCGTTCGCGGCCACGGTGTACACGCAGTTTCGTCGGACCATTCCGCCAGGAGTGATGACCATGTACCGGGTCTGGCGCTCGCCCTCCTGGTCGTAATGAGAGAACTCCTCATCCACGAGCTTCGTTTTGAAGACGTTAAAGGCTTCTGACCACTCGGGGAACTCGGCACGCCAGACTTCACGGGCTGCGGTCATCTGATCCAAGGTGATGTGCGTCAGGTTGTACGGCGGCGCGTGCGCCGTCACGAGAGCAGTCGCAGGACCCATGCCTCCCCAGTTTCCCAGTCCGGTCGGCTTGGCTAGGGTGCGCCACATCTTGAACAGCTTGGGGTCAGACTTCTTCAGGGCCTCGAAAGCGGCATAGGCTTCCATGCCCTGCGCCCCTCGCAGGTCCATCGGGACGTTCTCTCCCAGGTCCCTCAAGAGCGCGGCACCGAGGTACTGGTGCGGGCACTTGCCGTCCCGAAACAGCTTGACGAGGACGCTGTCAATCCCTTCCTGAAGGCACCGCCACGCAGCGCAGCGCAGCTCCAGGGCACCGTAGTCGGTTGAGTAGAGGATGTAGCCAGGGTCCGCGACCAGGGCCACGCGAATGCGCGGGTCAGGGTTCTGCCCATTCATCGACGGGTAAAGAGTTCCGGCGAACGAACCAGTGCGCCCCGTCGAGACCAACTCTTTGAAGTTGAACCGCATCCGGTCTGTCACTTGGATGTCCATCGCTTCCGCATTGAAGCTGTCGCTCTGCGCCTCCGTGGACTTCGACGCTTGAACCATTGCCTTTGCTTTAGGCATCCCGTTGCCTACGTCCCAGAAGAAGCGATGGACGTAGTCCGTTCGCATCTTGATGACTGCTGCCCTTCGTGCGTACTCCGCTACGGTCTCGTCAAAAGGGACCAACGGCGTGAACACCTTCTTGTTAGTCGAGACCCACTCAGGGTGCTGGTCAAACTTCTCGTCCACTGCGGGTAGAGACTTGACCCGCTCCCCGAACATAGCGTCGTGCTCTGAGACGCCTTTGTCCGTCAGTGCCAGCTTGAAATTCGGTGCCTTCCTGGCGGCGGAAAGCATCAAGTCTTGGAGCTTCTTGCGCTTGAGCACCTCACGTTTTGCTGCGGCGAGCTTAGGGGGACACTCGCACGTCTTTGGGGTCTTGCAGCCTTTGACGTGAGCCTTGGCACCGTTGGCGTAAGGCACCGGAGGCTGTGGGGGGATGATGATTTCCTGCTCGATCAAGTTCGGGAAGTTTGAAAGGTCAAGCTCAGTCTCAACCTCGTCTTCCACACAGAGGACGCGCTCCTTATCGACGCGCATCCCGTTGTAAGTCATCCAGCCAAGGGCGAGATGCTTGGCAGCTCGCTTCCCCGCCAGTCGTAGTAGGGTTTCGCGCCCAAGGGATTTGTCTGATCGGTTCAGAAGGCGCTCCAGGATGACGATCAGGTCAGCAGCGTCATCCATCGCGTACCTGACGAACTCCTCTTCCCACTCGCCTACTGGCACCCCGTCTACGAACGAGTACTCCGTGCGGACGCTGCTCTTCTTCTCTTGAGCACGGTCTTTTCCCAAGTACCACCGGGTCAATGACGCTTGGCTGTACTCTGCCTGACGGTTCGGATCATCAAACGGCGTGCTGTCAATGTCGCCCCACTCGGCCAAGGCCAGCATCTTGTGCATCGTCAAGATATCGACCACGCGGCCTTGGGCGTAGGCTTCCCAAATCAAGGGCTCCAGCAAAGGCTCCCAGAGCGAGAGAACGATCATGTCGAACTGCGCGTTGGCCAGCACGAACTTCGCCTCTGGGTCTGCCAGGACCCCTTGCAAAAACGAAAGGAGCTGGTCCCGGTCGCACTTGGCGCTGGCGACCCAGGCACGAACTCGATCAGAGTCTTGCCATGAGATCTGAGCGCAGACCATTTGCGGGTATGGGTGCGTTCCTGAAATAGGGAACGTCTCTGTGTCGATGCCGTAGAAGCGCATAGCAACCTCAAATAGAAACGGGGGAAGCCCCTACCAAAAGCTCCCCCCTAGACCTCAGTCTGCCAACTGAGTCCTACTTCGTGACAAAGTACTGAGAAGGAGATCCGAGACCTTGCGCGGCCCTACTGCCGGAGGGTCGAGCGAGGAGGTCAAGCTCAGGGTTCGTTGCGAAGTGAGCATCGACTTCCGCGTCGGAGACGATGCCGTCCCAATCGAAGATGTTGTACGGGCGGTTCGCCCTGGACATCTTCTGAGTGACTCGCGTCTTGAGCGTCACCCCAGCGTAGGTCGCCGGGTTGTTGAGCACGTCGTTGAACGAGTTGGTGCGAGTCTGGTTCGGGTCCGAGATCTCCTGGAGGCAAGCCAGGAACTTGCGGATGGTCGGATAGAAGCCGAACTCGTTGCTCTTCACCAAGACGCAAGCGCGGGTGACGCCCGGAGACTCCCCGGTGCCGTCAGCGGACAGGTTCTTGGTGATCACACCCTCAATGATGGCCAGCATCGCGCCGGACTTCTGAGGGTCTTTGGACTGGCGGTACTCGACCTTGGTCAGAGTCCACCAGTAGGTGCCCGGCTGGAAAGTCGGGCCGCTGCCTTGCATGACCTGCTTCGAATCACCTTCGGAAAAGTCGAAGCTCAGGGGCTGCGGTTGAGCAGCCATCTGTTGCGGGGCGTTCGGAGGAAGGGTGGGGGCGTTCTCGTTCATCTCTATCTCTAGTCTCGTGGTTGTTAGCTCAGGCACATCCGAACCTACGGAGGTACTCCCTTGCTACTGATGGTGCCAAAGATTCTACGTTCGGCACCTTGCTCCTAAGCATCTCGGGCGGGGGCAGTCGCGGAGGCGGATCCCATGCCGCCAAGATAGCTTTGTGATCATTACCCAAAACTTGGTGGGTAAACGTCGCCTCAACGAGGCACGCTCCGAGGGTATCGTGATCGGTTCCTTCCGTCAACACGACCTCAGCGTAAACCTCCTCGGCCTGCTGCCCCTGGCGGTGCGTGCGGCCCAGGCTTTGCTCAAAGTACGCTGCCGAGCGGACGACCTGGGCGTAGACGTTCGTGTGGAAGTTGTGCTGAAGGTTGAGCCCGTGAGCGCAGCGGCCCAGGCTCAAGACGAAGACGCAGTTGCGGTAGCTCTTGTCGTACAGCAGGTCCATGTTGCGCTTCGCGTGACGAGGACTGACGCCGTAAGTCTCCAACCCGGCCCCTTGCAGCTTCTCGATCAGGCGATCCACCACTGCGTGGTTATGTGCCCACACCAGGGTGCCCGTCTTTCGGTCCTTCACGACGCGCTTGACCCGCGAGACCACGGCGTCCAGCTTCCAGTCGCAGACCATGACGTAGCGATTATCTCTCTCGATGCGATGCTCGAAGTCAGCTGCTTGCCGTTCATGCCACCCTTGGACGACCGCAGAGTCGATACCCTGCGTCTCTCCGTTAGCGATCTTCTGGCCGACCTGTAGGTCAGAGTCAAAACCCAGGGGGCTGGACCGCACCCACGGGAACAGCACAGAACGGTACGTCTGGTCTGCTTCAAGGTATCGCTTCGAGCGATCAAGCAGCACCTCCGCTTCTGCGACTGAGATTTCCTTGCGTCGAGATACGACCTCAGCCTCTGGCCAGAACGGGTCGTTGTAGAACCCGCAAGACAGCTCGGCTGAGATGTTGTAGATGTGCATCGGCGTAGAGACCAACTCGCCGTTCGGCTTCATGCCTAGGGTCTCCAGGTTGTGCTTCATCTGCTGAAGCTCGTCCCAGCCCTTTGCCCCAGGATCGTCCGGCACCTCGAAGTGACCGATCTTCAAGTCGGCGGCGCAGGAAGCGTCACCTCCCGTGATCACGCCAGGGGCGCTCTTCAGACGGGCCTGAAAGGCCGCTCGTGCGCCTACGGTGTCTCGCGTGAACTTCTCGTCAGGGAACTGGATCTCGGCCCAGGGAGGCAACCAGGAGCACGCAAGGGTGATGTAGTTGTTGCCGTCTGCTGCCATCGTCTCGTCCCACTCGTCGAGGTTCTGAGAGTTCAATGGCAGCGGCGCGTTCTCACCCATCGCTTGACGCATGAGCTTCCAGAAGTCCTTGAGCCGCTTCTTTGCCATCGTGCCAGACAACGCGCAGAACTCGACAGGACGACCCTGAGCTTGCTCGATCTCCTGAAGCACGCCCCAATACCTCTTTGAGCGGGCCGAGTCGTTGGCCAACGTATGGGCTTCGTCGGCAATCACCAGCGTAGGTGAAATGCCTCGCATGACTTCCAGTCCGTCGAGGTTAGACAGCGCCGTGTACGGCACGATGTAGAGCCCCGGACGGTCCTTGCTGATGATCTTGGTCCGCGCGGCCTTTGACTTGCCGACAAGGCTGTACCAGTTGTACCCCAGCGGCATTCGCTCGCGGACCCAGGGCAGGTCTCGCTGAATGAGCTGGTCGCCCAGACTGGGCGGGATTAGCAGCATGGCCTTCTTGTGCCCACGGAACTTGAAGCCGATGTGCGGCACACACAAAGAGATCAAAGTCTTGCCGCCGCCCACGGGGATAGGCGCGAAGAAGCCGCCGTACTGCTGGTAGCTCGCCAGCGCCCACGCCTGCTCCAGCTTCAACGTGAACGGTGAGCCGTCCGGGTTAAGTGGAGCAGACGCGAGCGTGACGTGCTTCGAGTACTCCACGGCCCACTCTTCGGTGGGACGAGGCATCACAGGCAGCTGCGCTATGCGTTGGTTGTCCTGCTGGAGAGTCCTCATCGAGAAGCAGTGCTTCGAACGACCTTGCCCGCGTGAGCTTCGAGCATCCCTGCCAGCTGTTTGATCTCGTAGATGTCGCTATTGACGTAGACAGCTTCCTTGTCCACAGCGGCGATCACGTCAGGGAGACAAAGCTGCTGAAAGTCTCTTCGCTTCCATGTGTCAGCCGCCCAGTAGCTCTCTCCAACGCGCTCCTGGTACAGGTCGCTGATGACCTTCAGTGCGGCTGAGAGTTGCCACACCTTCTCAATGCCTCCTGAAGGCAAGCAGTCGATGTACAGGGTGAACGCCTTGGGCGGGCGTCCCTTGCCCTTGTAGCCTTCCTTGCCGACGACCTTCAGGCGGTCTCCAAAACCTTGGTCAGGGACCTCGACGGGAGCGGCGGGCTCAGGACCCGGCGTGGGCTCGGGCTCCGGCTCGGGCTCGGGCGCGGCGGCACGAGTGTGCTCAGGGGCATCGTGCCAGACCTCAAAGTCACCTTGAGTGTTCCAGCCCCATGTGTAGTTCATGGGCAGGATGCCCGTGATGGTCTGGCAGTGAGGGCACGCACTGCCGTTGATCTGAACGCCTAGTCCCCCGCACACAGGACACGCCGGAGCAGCCCAGGGGGCTTTGCCTCGTGCTGTCTCAAGGTTCGGCTTGGCTACAGCAGGAGCTGAGTTAGCCAGGGGAGGGGGACCGGAAGCGAGTTGAGGCGAGGTAGGGGTGGGAGGGTTCATGCGTAGTTGAAAATCAGAAATGGATTCGAGGTTTGAACAGATGCCTCGATAGACACAGCCGCCGTAGGAATCGCACGACGACCAATTCGGAGTGACCTCTTCCCAATCGGGAGAGGCGTCCCTCAAGTCTAGCATCTCCTGAACGGTAGAGCGGAGGTAGCTCCGCATTTCTTCGGTCCTGTCTTTGGAGATGAACCCTTGCACCTTTTTTGTGCGGGGGTTCAGGTAGTCCTTGATGAAGATGTTGTGCGCGACGTGAACTCCGTCCTCGATCCCATACTCGTCGCACATCCAGAGCGCGTAGATCTGAAGCTGGTAGTTGTCAGCAATCGTGTCTTCGTTGACGGCCCACCTGAGGGACTTGGTGGTCTTGTGGTCTTCGAGCGTGGCCAACGGGGCGCTGTGGTAGTCAGCCAGGGAGGTGAGCCAGAGCAGGCCCTGGTTACCGTCCAAGGGGAGCCAGAACTTCTTCTCGACCTGCCCCTCGGGAAGCCGCACCACGGTGCCGTTAGAGATTCCCTCTCGCACCAGGGCTTTGACTAGCTCTTGATCGGGCTCGTCGATCTCGTTCCAGCGCCCGTCTCGGTCTTGGTACTTCCACCACTCGTGGGGAAATAGATCGACTTGGTTGCCGGGGGTCTGGTTGTACAGGACGCTGCCGGAGCCATAGTTGCCATGCTCGTCCACAGGTTGGTCAGGGAGCTGCCCCGGTGCCGGGACGGTGTCCTGAGGGCACAGCAGCCAACGCTCCACACACAGGTGCAAGATCGAACCGATCCTAAACGCGGCGTTAGCGGGCTGGGGCATCCCGGCAACGCGGGTCAAGTACCACTTGCGCTTACAGTCCTTCCACTCCTTGATCGAAGTTGTGGTTGCAACCATCGCGCCCTTGGGCGGATCAAAGCTATCGCTCTTATAGTCCAAGGTCTCGTACCTCCTGGCACTCCTCGATCAGCTCCTGCACTGTGTGGTCGATCCCCGGCGGCAGGAACTCGCAGAAATGCGAGAGCGCCTGGAAGTCGAGTGCGAACCATCGCCGCTTGCCTGACTTGGTGGGTGACTCGACCCACTGCCCCTCGACCTTCTGCATGGCAGTGCCTTGAGTAGCACTGACTCCGCACTGGTTCATGACCGAGCCAATGGCTTGCTTCATGTGGAACCGCTGCGAAGTCGTCGCTTCCTTGGCCCCAAGAGCTTCCATCAAGGCCCCGCGCACAGCCAGGACCTGTCCCGAGCGATCCATGATCGCGTAGTTGTCGTTGATCATGCTCGACCGGAGGCACTTCGACAGCTGACGGACCACGGCGGCGATCATCTGAATCTCGTCCAGAGATTGCGAAGACTCTGCGGTCCCCATCGCCAGAGTGTTCGACACGAGGCGCATGCCTCCGGGCTCCGCGAGCTTCTCATACTCCGAGAAGATGGGCTGAAGCTCCTCACGGTTCTGATTCATCCACGCGATGTGCGCGGCGACTTCCGAAACCACGTCGGCCCGGCCCCTAGCATTGTCAAACAACCACTCGCGGCAGTACGGGTTGACCTTGAGCAGAATGCTTCGACGAGCCAGGGCGTCTCGCTTGTCTCGGTCGGAGTGCGAATTGTGGGACTGCATCAGGTCGTCGAAGAACGCCGACGAGTTGTTGAGCACGACCACGCGCCAGGGGTACTGAAGCCCCCGCGCGTCCTTGTACTTCTCGTGGACCTCGACCTGCTGACCCGACAGTACGTTCAGGAACTCGCCCAAGGCCCGCTTCATCTGCCCGTGGTTGCCGTAGGAGATCGGCTGCACGTCGTCGTAGATCAGGATCAGGCCCTTGGCGTAGTGCGAGTTGTAGTTGCCCCCGGCAGTGCTCGGGCGAGCGGTCGCCGCCTGCATCTCAATGGCGTTGCCCAGGAGAGTCTTGCCCGAACGAGCGGTGCCGTAGATGTACAGCATGGGCAGCTGCGAGCTGTCGAAGTCTCGCAGGTAGGTCAGCCAGTAGATCAGCTGCCTGTAGTCCTCGGTGAGCTTTTCGGGCGACGACCCGGTCAGGACGTGCAGGTACTTTTCGACCCACTCGCTGCGTGCGGCGGCGATCTCCTGCGGCCTGAACTTGCGCTCGAAGAGGCACACTTGCTGCTGGTCCAGGCGCGTAGGCTCGAAGCGATCCTCTTCAGGGATCGAGAGCGGGTGATAGACCTGCCGCTCGACCGTCGCGAAGCGGCAGTAGTCCTTCTTGGCGCTCGACTCAGAGATCTCCTTGGTCTTGCCCGAGTCGTCGATCCACCGCACGCCGAGCAGTACCCCGACCCCATTCCGTGCAGACATCCCGATCGCCATCAGGAACGAGGGGAACGGCCCTTGGTAGCAGCCGTTGGGTGCGAGGCAGAACACGCTAGTGGCCGAGGTCTGAACGAACGCATACGTCTGAAGCTGCTCGTACCAGCTTTCGTTGGTCGCACGGTTCAGGAGCGGGTCCTTCAGCTTGTTGTAGAGAAGGTCGCACAGGCCCTCGGGCGTGGTCGAGTTCTGTGCCTTGCGGATCAGCTCGACTTGCTTGCGTGCAGCAGACTCCTCGTCTGAGCGCCAGTACTCCAGGGTCTTCTCTGCCGCCTTCTCGATCCACGGCCTGCCGTTGTCCTGCGGACCTGAGTCGATGTCTGTCGCTTGGCACGCGGGCAAGAGCAGCCCGAGCAGGTGGTCGGGAGTGATGCCCTTGGCTGAGACCGACCGGGCCTTCGAGACCAGCCAGCCCACGGTCTGTGCCACGGACGTGTCGCGCATCCCCTGCGGGAAGGGCTGACCGTCGAGGACTTGCTCGGCGGCGAAGGTATGGTTCCCGGCCCGCATGAGGCTGCTCTCAACCGCCTTGCGAAGGATGCGCCCCTTCTCGGTCGGGTAGTCCAGGTCGCCGTGCGTGTAGACGAGCCCGAGCGCGTCCTCGGGGCTGTAGGCAAATGAGGGACCAGACCCGGTCGAGACGGGCATGGCCGGGCCTTTGGAAGGCGTTGCCGCTGCGACAGAGATCGACCCGACCTGGAGCGTGAGTGCGAGCCCGTCTTCGCCAGCTTGCCACCGCTCGGAGAACCAGGGCTGCTCGGCAGTGCTGATGCCGTTCTCCTTGATGATCCTGGGCAGCGCCACGAGGCGCGTCCAGTCGCGGCAGGTCTCGTCGGCCTCGACCCCGTTGAGGACCAGCCCGTCGCGCACGGACTGAGACAGACTCTCGTGCTGGTGCGGCATCACGGTCTCGTCGAGCAAGTACCACAGGTGATACCCGTGCTCGGTCGTGTGCCAGTAGAGCCACTGGTTGAGAGGGTAGGGCAGAGCCTCCAGCAGCGCGTTGTGCTCGCCCAGGAGCGCCTCGGTCCAGTCGGCCTTGCCCGGCAGGTCCACGTCCACCGCGATCCACTGGCAGCGCACCTGATCGGGCTTGATGATGTTCTGGCGAACGGCAGGCTTCGTCAGTCTTACAGCGAGGCCATCGACGAGCACGGGCTCGTAGCAGACGCCGTGGGCAGCAGAGTCAAACCGCTGTGTGAACGCGGTCGTGCCTTCGAACCAGTTTCCCCCTGCTGTGAGCGGGCGGTCGGGTCCGTAGCCGGGGACATAACGGGTAGGGAACGTGAGGAGTCCGGGCATAGGTGCGGAAAGGGGTCGATCTTCGACAATAGCAGAAGCCCCAGGGGTGCGGCCCTGGGACTTCCATACAACTCAGTCAGACAGCTGGAGGCACGTCCACTCGACTGCCTTGTACAGCAGCCAATACGGGAGCAGCGGTGCCACAGCGATAGCTACGAGCGGATTCATGCCTTGTACGGCACGTCGTGAGCCGCGTCCAGGATCTCCTCGACGCCAACGTCGAAGACGTAGGCGAGGCCCAGGAGGGTCATCAGGGACGGGCTCTGCTTACCCTGCTCGACGCGCTCAAGCACGCCGATGCCGATGCCTGCCTTGACGGCGACCTGGGCTCGCGACAGCTTGGACTTCTTCCGAAGCTCTCGGATGACCTCAGCGGTCTGGTCAGGCTCAGGCACGAAGACAGAGGCGTCGTAGGGTTCGTCGGGTTCGGGGAAGTTCTGCATCAGAAAGGAAGCTCTGCGGGGGTGGGTTCGAGAACGGAGTCCCTGACAATCAGGTACTCCTCACGGTCGATCTTCATCTCGACAATGGTCGAAACGGTGATCATGCGGTACGCCTTCTTGCGCGTGTCGTAGACGACAAGAAGGCCCTTCTTGGCCGGGTCGAACTTGAGTCCTTCCCCGGTCTTGTCCTTGGACATGGTCTCGGCCAGCCGGAAGGTGCCGAAGCGCACCTCGCCGTTCTTCTTGATCCACTTGCAGGAGAAGAGCTGCCCGTTGCGCGGGAGCTGGGAGATCATGAGGGCGGCGTGGCCCGGTGAAATACGTTTCATTGTCGAGGGCTGGACGAGGCCAGCAAGGTAGAGGAAAGGGCGATAGCGCCCAAGAACGAGAAGCCGATGCCCGACTCGAATCCGTACTCGTGGCCAACGTAGGCGCACATAGATCCGAGGGCTCCGAGGAACAGACCCACGATCAGGGTCTTCAATGCAAGGTCAACGAACATACTACACGAAGAAGGTGAGGGCCAGCGCCAGGGCGAAGAACAGGTAGGAGAGGATACACCCCGCCCTGCCGGAAAGGAACGGCTCGTCTTTGACGATGGTCACAGCTCGACCTCGACGTTGCCTTGAATGAGACAGTCCTCGGTCGGGCCGACGCCCTGGAGCTTCAGCTGCATCGCCGCGTGCTTCATCAGGATCGGCAGCAGCGGAGCCGGGTTGGTGATCACCCCCCGGTCGAGCGGGTTAGCGAAGCAGCTGCGGGGGACGAGCCCGTGGCTGTCCAGGGTCGCAATGAGCGCCGTCATCGGGTCGCGCAGCGTGGCGCAGGCCACGTCTTCGGAGCAGAGCGGGTCGAAGGCTCGCTGAGACAGGTCCTCAGCAGTGGCCAGTGCGGTCATGCTCTCTGTGGAAGGACTCAGGCCGTCCCAGAGCAGCTCCCACTGGTATTCGGACTCGATCCGATCCGAGTTCTCTCTGCGGAAGCGACGAATCTTGCGCTTCCACAGGCGTCCGTGCAGGCAGTCTTTGCGGGGTCCTTGCGAGTAGTTCTTCATCAGTTCAGGTCGGGGTCGGGGTTCTCTTCGAAGTAGCCGTCGATGACGGCCTGGATGGTCTCGGTCGCTTCGTGCAGCACAGCACTGCCTCCGCGCAGCACGACCATGTGGTCGCGGGTCAAGGGTTCGGCCTCGTCCATCGTGCCGTACATCTCGTTGAGCACGTCCACAATGATCTTCATCGGTAGCGCGATGGTCGCGAGGTACATCTCGTCGCCTTTCAGGTTTCGCAGGTCTTCGATGAGCTGCTTGATCTCTTCTTCGGTCATGTCAATTCAGGGGGTCGGGGTCGGGGTTGGCAACGTGCCACTCTCGCCAATACTTGAGTTCTTCCAGGGCCTCCTCGAACGAGGGGACCCAGTAGCACTCCCGGTCGGGCTCTTCGGCCCCGTAGGGAGAGATCTTCCAGTCGGTCTCGTCAGGCGTCTCGCCGTCACATCGGAGCATGACGGGTTGGTATCGGTGAATCACCAGCCAGCCTCCACGACGCGGTTGAACAGGTCGCCCTCGCGGTCAAGCTCGGCGTCCACGGCCAGGAGCACGGACTCGTAGAAGTCCTCGCCCTGGTGGAACGATTCACCGTCCGGGCGCTTGATGTCTCCGTGGTTCGGGTCCATCGGGTCCTTGGGGAGCCCGAGCAGCTCCTGGGCTACGAGGTCGGGGTCCTCGATCTCGGTACACTCCACGCGGAGCGAGGAATTGATCAGGTCCGAGGTCCCGGTCTCGCGGCACATCGGGGTCAGGCTGTAGGAGACCTTGAAATAGGCTCCGCACAGCTCAAAGGTGAAGTCGTGGTCAGTCATCGTGGCTCCAGGGGTCCATCAGGGTAGAGTTCAACGGCCCACGCGGAATGGTACTCGATCCAGACTACCCTGTGGGCCGGGTAGCCTTTGAGGTTGTCGAAGGCCCACTGGCGGGCCTCCTCGAAGCGGTCGAAGAGCTTCATCAGACCACCTCGTCGTGCGTGTACTGGTGGACCTTGCCGTTCTCGTTGAGCATGACCCAGTTGCCCAGGTCGTCCTCGTAGATCGCGAGCGCGGGGATGTCGCGCCCGTCCTTGAGCCAGACCCCGATGACGGAGTTGGCGCGGCGGGTGATGGGCTTGTGCCCCATGGCGCGGGCCGTCTTGCAGAACACGGCGGTCGCTTCTCGGTGAAGGGGCTCTCGGTAGGGGTATCGCATGTCAGTCCTCCAAGTGGTCGACGATCACGGTGCATCCGTTGCCTTCCTCGACCAGCGCCTTCAGCAAGGTCTCGAAAGAGAGGAGCGCGTGAAGCGAGGTCTTGGAGTTCACCTCCAGGCTGAGGTCTAGGCCGCACGCGGTGCTCACCGCGCGGAGCTTGAAAGGCCCGGAGTTACGGTAGGCGCTGCCCGCACCGTTGCAGACCTCGTCGGCCCAGGCGGGCACGTCGGGGCTGCCGGGCTCCAGGTAGAGGAGCATCAGGTCCTTGAGCCCTCTCGGGCTCAGGATGTTCGGGTCGGGCTGCACGCCCTCGGCGTTCTTCAGCGCGTCGAAGATAGGCTCCTCCACGGAGCCTCGGTGCAGGGTCACGAAAGGGGTGCGCTTCATCGGGCGAACCTCTCGGTGTAGGTGTCGTAGTCGTAGCCGCCGTCCCCAGACAGGGACGGGGGGTTGAGGTGGGCCGCGCGGCCCAGGTAGGTCTCGGTGCCGTCCGGGTGGGCGGCGTGCCAGCGGGAGCAGCCGTCCATGTAGACGACGGTGCCGTCCGCCAGGAGCAGGTCGAGCTGCCCGGTGTAGGCGTCTGCGGGGATGGTGATCATCGGATCGGGGCGGTAGGGGTTGGTAGGGTGCGCGTCCGTGCGCCTGGGGCCTCCATCAGACAGGAGGCGACGCCCGCCGGGTGAGCGGCGGGTGCGGGGGCCAGCCCGGCCCCCTCGGGGATCTAGAACGAGTAGTCGTAGTACTCCTCGCGGTAGCCGAGGCCGAGCCGGAGGCCCTGGCCCATACGCCTGCCCTTCTCGACCCAGCGCCCGTTCTTGCGAAGGGTGAAGACCTCCACGAGGGCGTCCGGGTCGCGCTCGTACTCGTAGACCTGTCCCTCCGACATGCCGTTGTCGTCGATCCGCGTGGAGCGGTCGCGCTGGATCGCGACCTCGCGCCCGGAGGGC